AAGGGCAATCTGGCAAAATTGCAATGCACTCTCCAAAGAAAGGATTGGTAACAGTTAAGTTACAAGATGGGACAAAAACAAAACCAATACCAGAAACTTCTGTTATATTGCCTGAAATGTCTCCAACAGGTCAAACTGTAAAAACACCTTCAAAAGAAATAACTGGCAAAAAAGGTGAAACAAAAGTTGAAACCATAGTAGATGCAAAAGGAAGGACTATTACTTATTTTGCTACTACTAAAGATAAAGGTGGGGTAAAGCATACTACTTACACTTTTAATAGAAGTGATAAAAAAGAAAGCCAACGAAACAAGGGTGGTGTTTCTCCAGAAGTTGCATTTGGAGATAAATATAAAGCTGAAGAAGGGTATCTAGAAGAATTTGGAGAAGATGCAGGGGATGTGTGGACTGTTGATAAAGTTTTTGAAGTAAGAGAAGGTGATGGAGCATCTGCTGATGTAACACTTATAAATCAAGACGGTGATAAATTACCAGATATTACTCTTCCTCTTCAAAAGAAAAAACCTAAAGCATCTACTGAATCAATTGCTCAAAAAGAAACCTTTGATAAAAAACTTCCTAAAATGAAATTGGCTCAATTGAGGGAAATTGGAAAAGAAAGAGGAATTGAAGGCTCTTCTAAAATGCAAAAAGCTAAATTAGTTAAAGCTATAAAAGCATTACCTCCAACAAAAACAATAGATGAAGCATATGATTTTGGTGATAAAAAAGAAACTCCAACTCCTACTTCCCCAGATTCAATTAGCAAAGATTTGGATGTTTTAGGAAAGAAACAAGACAAATTGTTTGGCGAATCAGATGAAACAATTGCATTAAAAGTTGAAGAAAAATTATATGACAAGTATGATTTATGGGATGATGCTGGGGATTTACCCGCAGGTAATGAACTTATAAAAATTGAACAAACAGGTTTGGATTATAAAGAAGATTGGACTGGTGAAAAATTTTCTATAACAGAAAAAGCAAAAGAAATTTTAAATAGTTCTGAATTAAAAGAACTTCAATTAAATGTAGATGAAGTTAATAATATTGAAGAACAAGCAAGTAAAATTATTAAAAAATCTAAAGATAGGACTTCTTTACAAGAAAGGAAAAAAGAAACTCAAAAATTAAAGAAAGAAGCGAAAATTAAAGATAAGAAAACTGAGTTGTCAGCTTTAAAAAAGAAAGTTTCTTTTATGGAGACAACTGGTAAAAATCCTTCTAAAAGAGATTTAAAAAAAATTAAAAAACTTGAAAATGATATAGAAATAGCGCAAGCAAAAGGTGAAGATGAAGGCCCTGTTGAAGGTGGAGATGTTCCTATTATTTTTGAATCTAAAATATTGCCAGACAAAACTAAAAAAGTTGGTATTCAAGTAAATAAAGAACAAGTATTAGGAATAGCTAAAAAAGATATACTTGGCAATCATCCAGAAAAAGTATTAATGAATGAACTATTGCAAAATTCTTTTGACGCTGGAGCTGATAATGTCTGGATAGAGTTTATGAAAGATACAGACGCTGACGAATTATATATTTTATTTAGAGATGATGGAATTGGAATGTCTCCTACGGAAGTTGAAAAAGCTTTATTAACTTACGGAAACGTAGGAACAAAAGGGGAAGATACAGCAGGTGGTTATGGAAGAGCTAAGGCTGCTTTTTTATTAGCCCCAGATGAGATTCATGTCGAAACAAGAAAAAATAATATTTCGACAACTATTGTAGGCACTAAACAAGATTTAATGAGTGCTGATATTGAGATGAAAACAAAAAGAATTGACGGGCCTTCTGGAACTAAATTTGTTTTAAAATTTTATGGAGATGAGGCTTTAAATAGATATCAATTAGAAGGGACTTTAGAACAACAAATTCCATTAATAGGAAAACCTTTAAAAGTTCATTACAAAGAAAATGATTCTTCTTGGAGGGGTAAAATCAAAGAGCAAACATTTACATCTACTCCATTAGAAACTTATAAAGATAGATTTGAATCTCAAAATTTTGATATATTAGATTCAGATGTAGAAATAAAATATATTAAATCAGAACCTTATAAAAAAACATCTCTTGGAGGAGGGTATATTGTTGATGTAAATGTCTTAAATAAAGGATTACCTCAACCTGAATTATCAGAAGTATATAAATATAAATTTAAAATTCCAGCTATTCCAGATTTTAAAATTATAATTAATTTCAAAAAAACACCAACAACAGATAGTGAAAATTATCCATTTATAAGAAATAGAAGCGATTTCTTGTCTGATGTCAAAACTAAAATAAATCAATCTATAAGAGATGTTTTAATTAAAAAAACTGGTGAAATGAATATGTTTTATGCTAATCAATTGAAAAAAGAAATTGATGAAGCTCAAGAATTTTCAGGTGTAAAACTTATATTGCCAGATATACAAAACACAAATGATAGAAATGAATTAATGTTTTTAATTCATAAAAATGAAGAATTATTTAATCAAGTTGGCAAAGTTTTTAACTTGTTTAATAATGAAGTAAAAAAAGTAGAAGGAAGAGACATATTATTAGCAATTACTGTTAACAATAAAACTCATGGATGGAGACCTAATGTTGAGCGTTTAAAAGAATTAAGTATAGAAGTTCCAGAATTATATGCTATAAATCCTTTTTCTATAAATAATGCATATCTTTGGAAAAGAGAAAACAAAACTTGGAACGAGCCGACCGAAATAGAATTAAATGAATGGATAAAATCAAAAACTATAGATGAATTAAATAAAATAAAAGCTTCTAATTTTGTTCATACTATGATGCATGAATGGACACATAATTATGTAGAAGGACATAATGAAGATTTTACAATGAAGCTTGGCGAACTTTATGCAAAAGTTAGTCACCAGATATTAGCTTTAATAGAAAATGAAGCTATGAAAATATTTAAAGATGGAGAACAACATGAAAAAATCTACAAACAAATCAATGAAGTCTACGAAAGATTGGGAGATAGGACAAGCGGAATACTCGAAAACGAAGCTATTGTGCAAGGATTTCAAGAACCAGAAGGAAAAGAAAAATCTGGAATCCTATCTACAGGCGATGAAGGAAAAATACCCGAAGGAACAAAGATTGAAAGGCTATCCAACTTAACAGGTGTAGACCAATTTATATCAGCTTCTAATATAGAAATAAATCAAGATTCTGCTAACTTAGCTAGAGCTATTGAAAAGTTTAAAACACCTGAGTTAGTTGCTCAGCATTTTGATTCTTCTTATCAAAAAATGAAAAATAAATATGGAATAGAATTAAGTGATTATGTTCCTGCTATGAGCAAAGCTTTAAAAGTTATAGAATCAAGAGAAGTTCGTGATACTATTAAAAATTACCTTTCAGAATGGGCTGTTTCTGTAGACCCTGAAATATCTACTAAAATGAGAAGAGATAATGATTCATTTCAAATAGTAGAATTAATGGGATTTGGAGGTAGGAAAAGAAGAGCTTTGCAAAGGCAAATAGCGGATTTAAGAGTTGTTGATAATATTGTAAATACATTAGATGGTAGAAATGTAGAAAACAGCCATGATTTAAGTAGAGAAGGATTAACTATTTCTAATTCAAGTGATGTTGAAGAAATATCTAATGATATGACATTTGACACTTATGATTTCGCAGGTGATAGATTTTTTAAATTTCTTGAAAATTCATCAGCTAGAGGTTTTTTAACTGCAAGAGAAACATCTGATTTGTTACAAGAAGTAACTGTAAATGATTATGATGGATTATTAGAATATCTTAATAAAAAATATCAATATACTCCAGAAACAATATCTGACAACAATATGGTTAAATCTTTTTGGGTTAGAAATCAACCAATAAATAGGCAAGATTCTTCTGATAAGCCTTCTTTTTGGTATGCTAACTTGACATTAGATGGTAAAAGAATAAATAGTAAAACTGATTTTAGATTTGTTCCTAAAATTGGAGGGCATCCTAGATATGGAAAAGATATAAGAAACAATCAAGATTTGCCAAGAACAGTGGGCGTGTCTTTTATAGACTGGGATAATAAAAGTTACGACTGGAATTTTGGAGAATTGAAATATTCTAGAATACATTTAAAAGATATTGTTCGTGTATATAAAGATGAGTCTAAAGGTGGATATTATTCTAGGCAACCTTTTTTAAAATTATCTTCATCTATGATAAGAACATGGGATAGAAAATTAGCTCAATTTGCTGATTCAGAAAAAGGAAGTGGATTAGCTAGCACCGTTGTTCAAGTAAAAGCAAGTGGAGGCAGTCCATCTTTTGTAGTTGTTAGAGCTAGCAAAGAAATAATGGAAATAGCTTCTGAACCAGAAAGTTTTGTTGAATATTTAGATTATGAAGTTTCTATTGGAAACATCGATGAGAAAATTAAACAAGGTATTATTGATTCTGTTGCAAATGAAATGGAGAAATCAAGATACAATAATCATGTTATGGCCCAACATATAGTATCCCATGAAGCAATGAAAAGATGGAGAGGTAGGGATTACTTAATGAGGACTCCTAGCGTATCTCATCATAGTAGGAGATTAGGGATTGATGATGGAGAAGGTGTGGTTGCTTTAGGGACTGGTGAGTACAGCGTTAAGATTTTAGACCAATCTAAATTATTTATATCTAAAGGTATGCCAGGCTCAAGAGAAGCAACTACTAAAATACCTATGGTTTCTTTCATAGCTGGATTACCAGATAAATATCACGGTGACGGTTCTGTGTGGGTAGAAAGCGAGTTCTTGGACAAAACAGCTGAATCTATAGGTAGAGTACCAACAGGGCCAAATTCGTCTAAATTAAGAGAAATTAAAACAAGGATTAGATTTGTAAGTAAAAACGATGAATTTGGGAATAAACATTATAGACAAAAAGAAAAAGAACAAACATTGGGAGGTTCTGAATTAATAGAAGGCAGTCATTATTTGGCTATGAAACATAATGAATTTGTTCCAGAAGAAGATATTTATATTACTGATGAAAATGATAATGTTATTGTAAGGACTGCTAATGAAAATGGAAAAATAAGAATTTATGATGGAGACAATAATAGAATTACTATGTTTGCTACTTTAGATGAAGCAAAAGAACCAGATGGAGGAAGCGGAGTTTTTAAATTAAATGGAAGAGTTTCTACTGACATACTTACATTACCAGAAGAATCAAGGCGCATAATAAAAGTTCCTAAACAACAAGGACATAACAGCGCTTCATTTCCGTGGATGTGGATGTCTCATTTATATGATAGTAAATTTGATAATCTTAGAAATGCTTTATCTGAAAAAATGTTAAATGTAGCAACTTCTAATATGGATACATTATTTGCAGCTAGAAGCAATCCTCAAGTAATGAGAGCTTTAATGGGACAATTTAAATCTGATGGATTGTCTATTATGAGTGAAGTAGATAGATTAATTGAACCTTTAGAAGGTCAAATGATACAAGATGGTTTTATGCATCCTCATATATCATCAGGTGTTATAGAGCCAGTAAAAAATAAAATGTTAAAAGAAAATGCATATGGAGGAAGAAGAAGAGGGTTCGGAAGTTTTCCTGTTATTAAATCAGATTTAAATAAAGACATTGTTAAAAAAGAAGATGGCATTGTAATAAGCGCTGATGATGTAACAATGGTAAGGTTTTTAAAGGATTTATTAAATGTTAGCGGATTTGGAAATGATTTAATCAACAACATGAACGAAGCATTAAGAAATAGAAAAGAATATTTATTAGTTGGTAGATGGCCAGTTTATACTACAAGTGGTGTTTTTCTTGGAAGAATAGAAAAAATAATGCCAAAAGGACATGGGTCTGTTGTATGGATACATCCAGAGTCTGCTATAGGTAATCTTCAAGCAGACCACGATGGTGATACTGCGTTTTTATTAGCTCCTTATTTTGGAATGAATTATCAAGATAGAAGCGTTATAAATAGTATGAAAGCAAAAGAAACAAAAGAAGCATTTGATTCTTTCCAAAATTTTGTACGATTAGAATATTTTTCAAAAGGAAAAGATACTCACAATGCTTTTTCTAAAGAACATATGTATTCTATATCTGGTAAAATAGGTTCTGGTTTAAATTCTCAAGGTATTTTAATGAACTCAGTTCAATTTTTACAAGATATGCATTATAAAGGATTTAAAGCTGAAATTGCAGGTCAAAAAATTATTGCAAGAAATCCAGATTCGGAAAATGTTGTTATGAATTATGCTAAATTAAATGACGATATTACTCAAGAAATGCTAGATAAAGCTAAAATGGGGTCTCTTGTAAACAAAGACGGTACTGAGTGGAAATCTGGAGACAAGTATTTAAAAACTAGCGCAAAAAAAGAATTACATATATTATTACAAGCAGCTGTTGACAATGCAAAAGAATATTTATTATATAATTGGGGATACAATGGTTATGAATTTTTAATTCCAAAAATGTTTATACAAGATAATGGTTCTCCAATTGGCAAAAAGCAAGCAGGTTCTATAGGTAGACTTATTAGAAAAGAATTACAAACTAGCTTATCTAGGAGAGGTGTAAGCTCTGTAAATAATCGTTCTGAAGATTTTAGTGAAATGTTTAACACTAGTAGAGAAATGTATGAAATGAATAAAAGTTCTGGAGTAGAAAAAGGTCAAATAATAACTGAAAAAGCTAATACAAGAAGAGAAAAATTCGGGCCAAAAAGTAATTTAGCAAAAGAAACATTACCTATTGATAAAATTACATTCAACAACAAAACAACAACTTTAGAAAAATTAATTGCTATTCCACATGAATCTTTATTAAAATATCAAAAAAATAATCCAAATGACAATGTTCACGAACACCCATTGGGATACCATGAAAACAGAATTGTAAGAGCAATAATGCAAACTCAAAAAGATTTATATACAATACAAAAAGGTACTCAAAGATACTACCCAGAAACAAGGTCTTTTGAAAAAGACAAACAAGAAGCTAGAAGATTCATTAATGAAGTAGCTCGTGAATTTTATAAAATAATGATGACTGCTAGAAGTTTTCAAGATGCTACAAAAAGTTTAATAACTTCTTCTGGTTATCCTTATCAAGAAAAATTAATAGAATTTATCGACAAGTGGGTAAATAAAGGCGACAAGAAAAAAGGACTTCCATCTTGGAATAAAATGTCGGATGACCAACAAGCATATTCTACTTTAAGATTTTTAAGAGGGGTTTTGAAATTCTCATCATCAACTAAAAGAAAAATTGGAGAAAGAGAAAAGAAGATTGCTAAAGCAATTATTGAAACTAGAGAAAAAATTGCAAAAGAAACAAATCCTAAAAAGATTGAATATTTTAAAAATCAAATTGTAAAAATGGAAAATAACTTATCTAAATTACATGAACCTCAATCATATTTAAATATTTCAAGAGCTCGTGATATTGAAAAATTATTACCAATGCCGTTAATGCATCCTACAGTTTGGAGTGAATTTGCTAATAGATTTGGCCCAAATTTAAGAGAAGCTTCAAATGAAAAAATTAGCTTAAAAACAGATGCTAGATACGAAGATAGAAATGATAAAACATTAGAACAATTATTAAAGGATTGTCCATGAGTTATTGTGATGATAAAAAATTAGTAGCTATTCTTACAAAAGAAGCGCAAGACGAAATAGAAATTAATCTTGTAGCTGGAATTGAAAATATAATAGAAGCTCCTTATAATAATTCTGAAAATTTAAAAAATCAATTAAAAGAAGCTAAAACATACACAGATAAAAAGTTTTTAAAAGAAAAAATAAAACAAGAAAAAGAAAGATATAAGTCTCATTTAAAATTATATAATCATTTAGTAGATACTTCCAAACAACTTTTATATGACGCAAATCCTTTTGTTCTTCCTTCTGAATTTGTTGAAAATCAATTAGACTGGGTGCAAGGTATATTTCAAGAAGCTTTTGGGCAACCATCTTATTCAGCTAAACAAAAAGGAATTGAAGTTTCTGGATTAAACAATCCAAATTTATGGGATTCTGGTAAAATTAATGCAATACTTCACCTAATAAAAACAAGAGAAAAACAAGCATCTAAATTAGCAAAACAAATTTCTCCTATTTATAATACAATTTTAAAACCTCTTATTGTAGCAGCTTCAGCAGATAGAACAGGAAGTGCTTTAAAACTTGTTAGACAAACAAATGAACTTTTAGATGTTTACCAACAAAGAGGATACCCGTGGAAAATGAGTATTATTGACCCAAATACTCGTCAAAAAAATCCAATATCTTTGCAAACTATAAATGATAAGTTAGCGCAAGTTGGAGCAAGAGGCGATGTGGAAGGGTTATCAGATTTACAAAAATCTCCTGCTGTTTCTCAATTATCAGAGGAATTATTGCATGATGAAGTTCGCAACATTATCCCTAAAGATATTCCTACAAATCCAGAAAATTTTACTAAATGGAGAAATTCTTGGGGAGGTAAAAAGTTTTTTGAGATGATAAAATTTGAATCTGAAAGACACGACATAGGAGACGGTGATTCAAAATACGTTATGATACCTTTGCATAGTGAAGAATTGGGATATAATTGGTTGCGAAAACAAAGAAAAAATCAAATAGAAAAAGGTGAAATATCTATTGACCCTGGCGATAAAGAAAATGCTTTTTTAGTGTACAGAATACCAGATAATCTTGATGATTTTTTTAAATCTATTAAGAAAAATAAATTAATTACTGAAGATTCTTTAAAAGAACATTTACTACCTTCTGAATTAGAAGAGGGATTTTTTACTGCTCAAGAACATAAGGTTTATAAATATGAGTACATACCAAATACAATAAAACCAAAAAGAAAGTATGCTAATTGGTCTAAAGGAGTTAATTATAATAACAATATCTACGAACCTTCTGATGGTTGGATGCCTGAATTGTGGGAATCTATTGATATGCAAAGAGAATGGAATGATTTGTTTTTTGAAAAGGTTTTAAAAGAAGGTCATCAAGAAACATTACAAGAACTTCAAAGATATTTAAATGAGATTACACCTAGGTTATTAGAATTTGATTGGAGTATGGAAGATATACAAGAGTTACTTGACAAAGTAATGGACATGGGAGGAATGAATTTTAATTTATTTCAAGATAAAGATGGAAATTGGCTTTCTCCAAATTCTCATGTTAGAAAAGTAAAATACGGATATGGATATACTCAATTTGAAAAACCTGTAAATGATGCTATGATGGTTGAAACAGCAGATGTAATTACAAAGTCTTATCTTCCAGAAATAGAAGCTCAATTAATAACAGACCAAAATATTTTAGAAAGTGAAGATTCGGATGAAGGCGAAATTGCTGAATCAATGGAAAGAGTTGCTGAGTTTGAAGATAAAAAATTATATTATGAATCTATGTTAGAACACATAGACAGAGTTTTATACGGAGACAACGAAACAGATTCCGATAAAAGAGAAATGATGCTTGCTAGTAGGATATTGGCAACTGAAGGAAGAACTTTATTTACAGACCATAAAAAAAGAAGAAAAGATAAAGGAATTTGGAATGAATTAGTTGACCAAGCTTTTAGAGCTGATGAATTAACTAAAGTTAAACTTCAATTACTTAAAACAACATTAGCATTAAGTCATAATCCTTCATTGGTAAATTATCTTGTTGACCATGTAAGAGCAGCCAGTGGACATGCTGATATAGAAGCTGGGTTTTTAAAACTTTCTTATGGAGATAAACAAGTTGCTGATATGTTTGGAGACGATATTACAGCTGATAAAATAAGAGATATGGGTTTGGTAGTTAGAGGTTATATGACAGCTGCTAATTTAGGTTGGGGGACATCTCTTACTAATAATTTTCAAAGAATTTCTTCAGTTATAAATAATGGTCTTGAAGGAACTCTTTATTCAATGCACGCTGTAAGACATGGGGATGATAATGGATTTAGTCCTCAAGAAATTAGACAGATGGTTGAAGAAACTGGAGTCCTTCACCCTGGAAATGCTTTTATTGATATGTTAACTATGGGTATTGATTTTGCAGTTGGTTCAGAATATAAAGAATTTATTATGCCAGTTGCAGATATTACTAGATTGTGGAAAGCAACAAGTCTTCCAGATTTTTTAAATAATAGTAAAAACTGGGATAAACTTATTAGCTCAGCTGAAGGAAGAGGTGCTAGTGGCGAGAAATTACAATACGAAGAATTAAAAAGAATTAAAACAGATTTATATCAAGTAATTCATGGTGAATACAAAAACAATGCAGAAGATAGAAAAAAACTTAAAAATAGATTATCAAATTTAAGATTAGGTTTAACATTATCTCATATTAATAGATTGGTAAAATGGAAATTGCAATGGTTTCCTTTTGGGACTAATTTACTTACTATGTCTGGAAGCGAAGAACAAATGAGATTGGAACATGCTTATCAAGGAATGAGGTTTGTTTATGATATGGGAAGAATAGATGCTCCAACAACAGGAGATTGGAAATATACGGATTCTTCAGAAGCTATAGACGCAGCTCGTCTTTTTGTTTATTATAATTTATTTGGATTTACAAAAGTAATGAACCCTAAAATGTTTAGAGGGATGGTTGGAGGAACTAGTTTACAATGGAAACAATATGATTTTAATGAAATTGCTTTAGAGTATGAAATATTTAGAGCTGCTGCTTTTTCTCCAAAATACACTCAAGATTCTCCATTAATAGCAGCTTCTATGCTAGGCCCAAGATTAATGATGCAAATAGCTAAAAAAGTTTTAAGAGGAGGCTCTCAAACTGCGAAATTATTTGGATTTTCTAAGCAACAAGTAGAATATTGGACTAAGTTTATTAATATAAACAAAGAACTTGACGACAAAGCTCTTGATAGAGCTGCTAATTTAATGATGACAAGAGGTCTTTCTTCTCTTATTTCTGAAATAATGTATTATAGTTTTCCTCCTTATAGCCTTTTAAGAAGCGCATCAAATAAAATTAATCGATTAGTTGGAAGAAACAAGCTTAATCAAAGAGCATTATTTGGAACATCTAGTCCATTAATATCGAAAGCTTTAAAAGTTGCTATTGCTTTAATGGTTTTTGGAAAAATAATTAGTAGAGGATACGATGAAGGTGATGACCCGTGGTATATACAGGCTGCTAGAGATTTGCCATTTTCAGCTCATTTAACTTCTATTATGTTGTGGATGCATGATATACAGAAAAATGCTATTAGAGGTGCGAGACCTTATTTATTGTCTCCTTTTAAAGAAGCAGCTCAAGCTGTGGATGAATTTGTAGAATAAAAAAAATAAGGCAGGTAACAGTGTACCAAGACTGCTACCCGCCTTTTCGTTAACCTATGGAGTCAGGTTAATAATTTGCTAAGTTTATGTATCTCTTCATTTAATTTTTTTAGTAATTCTGCTATTTTATGTAATTTATCTGATATGTATTTATTTTTAGTATCACTCATTTGTTCCTCCTCCTATAACAAAATAAACACTTAATATTCCTATTTTTATTGTTGTTAAATGGCTTGCAACATCAAGCTCAATCCAAAACAAATTTTTAAACAAATTAATTGTAAATACATATTGTTTTACAAACCCATTTATAATGCAATGATTTATGTTTATTATAGGTGGTAATCCAAAATTCCATTTATATTTTATTTTAACTTCTGTTACTCCCATTCAAATTCCCTCCTGTTCTGCGTACATTCCGTACATTGTTATTAATACTGCATCAGCGTTCCATAGAGTTGCAGGTTTCTCTGTGTAAATTGATGCTATTTCTTTTAGTTTATTTTTTCTATCTTTTTTTATTTTAGGCAATTTCTCTCCTATTTTATTTTCCCAAAATTTCATCCATTTTTGTGGTGATACTTCTACTATTTTATTTATTCCTTTTATTGAATTAAGTATTCCTAACCATGCTCCATAGTTTACTCCAAATTTAAATAAAGAACTTCTACCATCGTGAGGCATTGCATGAACTTTTTCTATATATGCTATAGCTTCTTTAGGTTGATATGCATTTAAAGCCATTGCAACAGTCAGTCTTCTTCCACTTATTAATTTGTCGCATTTGTATGTATTCATGTTTTTTGATTTTGAATTAGTAAAGCATAATGCTCCACTAGCACCTGGGTCTATTCCTATTATTGTCATTGCGCATCTCTCCTATATGCATATTTATGTGGACTTTTAACATACTTTCTTTTGTATGTTTTTGTTGGTTTGACTGGTGGTTTATATTTGTCTCCTATTATTTCACCATCAAATGTATTTATTATCTTATCTGTTAATTTGTTACCAGCTTTATATCCAATAGATGCATTATTTTTATAATGATTGCATCCGACTTTTAATGTTTCTTCTGGTATTTGCTTTGGGCGCTTACCTTGATTTAAATGGAACCAATGGCATTTAAGGGAGACTTCAAAGAAGCACCCGTAGCAAGTTTTCTTATCCAATATTATCTTTCTCCGCCATATCTGAGTTCATGTAAAATTTACATCTACCTCCATTAAATCCTACCATGTGAGTACCTATTTTACCATATCTACTTTTTGATACAATTACTTCACTTTTATATGGCGAATATCTTTCGCTATCAAAATTGTGTCCATAGAATACAAACATAGCTGATTCAGCAGTTTGTTCAATTACACCTGATTCTGCATAATCACTCATTCGAGGTCTGGGGTCTAATCGTTTTTCTATTTCTCTATTTAATTGAGATACTAATATTGCAGAACAATCTTCTTGTTTGCATATCCATTTATATTCTTGCATTATTTTTTCTATCTCAAATCTTCTTCCTTCTTTTACTCCTTGAACATCTATTAATTGAATATAATCATCGATAACAACATCTGGTTTATTTTTTGCAATTTCTCTTAAGCAATCATCTAATGTTCTAACATTGTCATACATTATTAAATTCTCATAATCTTTTTTCATTTTCTCAGCTATTAAATCAAATTCTTCTTTACTTGTCTCTGATAAGTCATTTCGTCTTATATCTCCATATTTTAACCCATTTGATTCCATTACTACCATTTTCTTTAACATCTCCGTATTGCTCATTTCTCGATTAAATAAGATTACTTTGTATCCTTGTTCAATTAATCCTTTTACCATATTAATAACAAGAGTTGTTTTACCATGTCCAGGCCTTCCACCTAAAACAGTAATTTCTTTTCTTGTCATTCCACCTGCAAACATATCTAGATGTCCAAGATTAAATGGGATTAAATTAGAATCTTCTTCTACAACTGATTTCATTTCTTCTATCAGAATTTCCATAGTTCTTTCATACGATGGTTGTATTTGTCTTAATTCGTTTATTAGTCTGCTATGTTTTTCTAATATACTTCCCACTTCTTTATAATTTTCGTAACTAGCGTTTAATAAAGCAGAAGCAGATTTAGCAGTTTCTCTTTGTATGTATTTTTCCCATATTATTTTTGCATAATTTTCTACATTACTATTGGATGTAAATTCTTCTGCCAATCCAGTAATATAATAAACCATGCTTTCGCCTTTATATTCTTTTACTTTGTCATTTAATGTTATTAAATCAACTTCTATGTTATTTTTGTACAACTCTTTAAATGCTTTCCATATTAATTTATTGTCACTATAATAAAAAGCTTCTTCTTCACGAATCCAAGCCATAGCTATTTCATGTTCTCTACTTCCTCCTTCTATCATGCAAGCTAATAAAGCTTTTTCAGCTTCTTCTGATGATGGCATTAATTTTACTTCGTTATTTTTGTTGTCTTCCATTGTCTCTCCTTAAAACATCCCTAATTGGGATTTTGGTTCATAATTAAGAATAAGATATTCTTTTCTTTTTTTTAATCTAGCTTTATCTGTTGTTCCAGAATAACTTTTTAACTCTATTGTTTTAATATTATAATCACTATATAATTCCTTTACTTCTTCTCTATGGTCGTAACTAATCATAAACTTTGCTCCACCTTTATCTATTGCATCAACAGCTTCTTTAAATCTAAAATGGTCTTCAGAGTCAAAGTTGTTCATATAATAATCACCTTTATCTGTTGCTATGAAATATGGAGGGTCTAAGTACCAAAAATCATCTCTAGATGGTGGATATTTTTCTACTAATTCTGCAAAATCTAAATTTTCTACAGTTGTTCCACCAATATGTTCTCTTGAGTATTTTAGTTCTGTTTCCCAATCTTTATTCATGTCTTTATTTTTAGAAAACGGAGTATGAATAAGTTTATTAAAGCTATGTCTTATACAGTAAAAGTATTTAGCAGCTTGTAATGGGTCAGGTATTGTAAACTCATTTCCTTCTTTTATTTCGGTGCGAAAATCTAAAAACAATTTTCTAGATTTGGGAAGCCAATTAAGATAATGTATTAAATCATCTAAATTATGCATTACACACATATACAGATTTACGATATTATTGTCTTTATCATTTACAACATTCCATTCTACTTTAGGTTTTCTAAAAAACATAGACAAACCACCAGCAAACATTTCGAAGTACCTCTTATGAGGGGGTACAAGAGGAATAAATAATTTACTCATCTCATACTTACCCCCATAATAAGGAATTACAATAGGACAATCATACCAATCATGCGACGGCAATTTTAGCCTCTTTTTCTGACCACTTTTTAATTGAAGAATACAATCTTCCTTCAATGTTGTGAGTGGATTGAGCATTTCTATTCATATGGTGACTCAATACGTTAGTACCTACATTAAACAAATCCCAAAATGATTTAGGTTTATTAGCTATTAATGCTTGTGTAACCATTTCATTTGCTTGTATTGGAAACATTTTTAGAAAATCAATAACATGTCTATCTCTAAATTTAGTTCCCTGTAATACAGGAAATTCTTCTTTAAAGATTAGTTTTGTTTTATCCATGGTCTCCGAGATTACTTCATCGAAATCATCAAAAGAGATATTGGATTTGATATGCTTGTTCTTGTATTTAGCAGCTACTATACCTATAACAGCACCGTTTAAACAGATTAATCTAAATGCTCCAGCCATAATGTTTACTCCAAGAGTCCCATCATAACTATTACCTACAACAATCTCAGGTGTCATTTCGTCATCTTTACCAATCTTTATCATATGTTTAGGAAAATTCCATTTCATATGAACCGACCTTCCATTACCAAATGTAGTTACTTCTTTTACTTCTCCACCGTGTTTCTTTACAATTGGTTCAGCTGCATCAATTATAGATTTATTTGTAACAAGCCTATAACTATCTGTCATGCAACTAAGCACTTGTCCTGTGTCTTCTCTCACTATGAATTTATATCCTGTTGAGTCTATCTCTCTATCAGAATCAACTCCTATTGCTGGTATTTCTTTAACTGGAAACATTGCATTTTGTAACATTATTTCTCTCCTTTTTTTATTTGTATTAATTTAGCTGTTATATAGACTAAAGCATCAGCTACTTCTTCTAAAGCTTCTATAATCCAATCTCTCCCATCGAAAGGATTTAACTCTTCTTCGTATTCTCTTTTTCCTTTTTCTAGTCTATCCTCTATTAACTTAACTATTTCCTTGTTCATTTGAATGGCGATTCAAGAAATTTCTTTAATCCATCCCTTATTTTTTTAAAGAATATATCTTCTTTTCCTCTAAAATTATTTGGAATGTTTTTCTTTTTTTTTGGCATTTATACCTCCTCTTTTTGATTTATTACTGGTGGAGCACTACCGAGCATTTTCCTCTCATTTTCTCTGATAGAATCCATGTTTTTATTTCTGTTTTGTATTATACTTCTTAAATAAGCAAATCCTTTTCCTTTTAAATAATGTCTGCTTTGATAATATTGTTCTATTCCCCAATTTAATACATTATCCTCTACATCTTTTAATCCGTACAAAAAATAAAAATATGTATCTCTATTTTCTGTTTTTATATTTTCTGATACCAGTCTTGATATTTGTCTTAATAATGTTTTTGTTTTTTTACTTCTTTTTCCTAGTAAAGATAGAAGTTGCCTTGATTTGTTGTACTTTTTAAATACATTAAATCCACAGGCTGGACAATTAAATGCTTTTGTATCTTTCATCTTTTTTCGCTTTTTTTTGCATTTCATCGTGAATTTCATTTAGCTTTTCATACGCAGGGTTATTTTTGTTTTTTCTCATTTGATTGTGAGCTTCTAAAAATCCTTCAGCTAATTCTTGTCCTACTTCTTCTATTAGCTCTTTTTTTTTACCATTTTCACACAGATAACTTATCCATGACATTTTGCTCATTATTCTCTCCTTTACATTTAAAACATATTTCTTTTATTTTTCCATAAGAAGGAAAATTATAATAAAAATATGTCTGTTTTTTTTGGCCGTAATATATCGCCTCCCAGCATACATTACATTTAATACAATGTTTTATTCTTTTATCGGCTACTTTTGCATCATTGATTTTATCTCCCCATGGTTGTTTATTTTTCATTTTCATAATTATATTCTATATCATCTCCTTTATTATATGGGTCTGCAGTTGTAGGTTCACCGTCAAGAGCTGCAATTACTACATCTTCTATTCTTTTTATTTTTCTTTCTAATAATGTTTCAGATTTAGGTTTATCATCTTCCGATATAATACTTTCTATTATATCTAATGCATTTAAATACCAATCTCTTTCCATTTTGTATTCTTCAGCTCGTGATGTTATTATATCTTTGTTCATTTTAATCTCCTATTATTTTTACTTCTGTTTGATTTCCCCATCGATGCTTACCTAAATAGAATTGTCTATCTTCCGATGGATGATTGTCAGCATTTAATACCAGCACTGAAGATGCGCAGTCTGTATGCTCTAGGACAACAGCTTTTAACCCACTGTTAGTATCAACTAATTCACCAACAGCAACATCTTTTAAGTATGTAAAACCTTTAGCAGGTTTCCATATTGGTTTATCAATCATCGCACGTTGAGCAAGCTTGCGGGCCATTCCTATTTTCTTCTTTTGTTTCGTTTCTGGTTTCAATGTCTTTTTCTCCTTGTATTATGTCTGACCTTATTTGAATAAAATCATGTTTTATTTTATGTGTAAACATATTATCTGCATCGAAATGTTCAGCTGCTTCTTCAGTAAACTGTAAAGCATTAATAACCATTTCTATTTCAGATTTTGTTAGTTTAATTACTGCGCTTGATTCTTTCATTTTTATTCCTTAGTTATTGGGATTGAGGGCGGCCAAGAGGCACTAAGGAGAGATGAGAGGAAGTAAATAGTGAATATATACAACCGCCCTCATCTCTAATTTACATTATCTTGTATTATACAATCAATATAACCTTAGTTTTTTATTACCATTTAGAATGGCACATCCTCTTCAAGTTCATCTAAAGTAAGCTCTGGGCCGTTTTCCCATTTCTTTAATTCAGATACTTTAAATGTAGTTCTTTTTTCCTGTTGGTCAGTAGGAAGATGTTTAGTGTCACTTGTTACATACTCTTGCCTCTTGACAGTTATATGAACAGGTACTCCTACAACATCATCTTCTTCTAAAAGAACTAATTTCTTTATTCCATTACTATCTTCACATTTAACGCCAAGATTTTCAAGTAATTGAAAGTATCTACTATTTTTACTAGCAGAAGATGTGTCTGTGAATATAAAGAAACCGTTGTCGTAGAACATTCTATCTTTCAAATGTCCACAAGATATTGTTTCTTGTTCGTCATTTCCATTAATCACAGGGATTCTATTTCCAGATGAATCTTTAACATAATTATATCCATCCATTTCCCATACTGGTTGTTTTACTTTTTCTACAGCTTCATTGACTTTATAAGTCATATTCACTATAATAGCTTCTCCAGCTCTTGTATTCATTTCCTTAGTTGTAAGGCTTGTTATGTGAGCTGGGTAAGTTCCTTCTTCAATGGGTGTCCATTTATTAGAAGGGTCGTAAGTGGCATCAAGTGTTTTAGCCATTGTTTCTCCTATTTATTAGTTGTTTTAGTTGTTGCGTATTTATCTACGAGTTTTTCATAATTAGCTACGAACTCATCCATTTTTTTACTTGGAGTAGTGTCTTTAGAGCCTCTAAAATACAGCATTGGGGATACAAATTTCCCATCTGCGGTCTTAAAGAATTTTTTAGCTTTTTTCGTTTTGCTAATATGACCTGTTTTTTCCATTTCAGCTTTTGCTTTATTAGATAGCACTCCACTCTTTCTTAGAGCTTCTGCATCTTTAGCTGATATTTTTCCCATTATTATTCTCCTTTTGCTTTGTTTTGTATGTAAACATCCACTTTGCTTTCAAAATCCTCAGGTTGAGGTAGTGGTTGTTCTTGTATTGTGAAAGTATGAAATGAAGGATTTATTGTTAGTTGACTATTGTCTTCTGTTTTAAATATCATCATTGACTTTCCATTTAAGAGCCTAGTGCCTCTATAGACTACTCTCCTAAATTCTTTTCCATCATTTGTTCCTATTGTGTAAACTTCATTTTCATGTAAAAGAGAATGAATCTCTCCATAATTATTTAGTTCCTTCACTTTTTACCTCTCTTTCTAGTTTAGCAAATGACGCTTTAAAATTTGCATTGTTTATTGATTGGTCTTTTATCAACTCATGTATTTGAGACATTTTTTCATCGCTAATTTCACCAGCTAATACAAGTATATCATTTTTCTGTTCATCACTTAATTCTAAATCATCTACTTGATTTCGATAAACATCATCTGCAATATTTAAATACATATTAAATGCTTTTTTAATGCAATCTGTATTAGAAGCTTTTATATCATTACCAATGTCTACAAATTCATTAGTTCCTCTTTTCTTTTGTATTCTATGAGCTGCTACCATATCAGCTTCTCTCCAAATACCTTCATCGTACCATTTTAATCTTCCATGAACTACATAAGCTTCACTGCCTAATACTTCAGTTTTTTGTATTGTCCATGACCAACCTGGATATTCTTTATCTGCGATTTCTCTCATGTAAGAAAATTCTACATAATCCATACCCATTTTCTTTTTTATAAATGGTTTTGGTGTTGACATAGAAGATACTTTTTTATGTTTATCTGTTATTGCCTTTCTTATTGTATCAGTAGCTGCTAACATTTTTTCATCAACGACTACTACGTCTTTATTGCTCATTATTACTCCTTTATCTTTTCTTTTCTGCTAAATTGCTTGGACAAATGCTATAATATTGACAATATCTACATTCCCAATCTTGCATAGGGACTCCATATGTCATTTCTGGAATTAATTCATCTGCAAAACTTTTTCCTAATTCTAACATTATTTCATTTACTTCTGTCCAATATTCAAATGCTTTGTCTATCCATTTGGGGTCAACAATTTGTTCTCTCATTTGAGATGTATTTTTGTTATACCATATAAGATACATATTGATTTTATCTGGATTATATTTATGTCTTATTGCAAGAGCATAAGTACCTAATTGTAATTTATAATTTGTATCAGTGCTTGCTACTCTATTTTTTGTTCTTCCAAATTTAGTAGTCCATTTATATGCAGCTGCAGTTTTGTAATCATACAAATTAAATTCAACTTCTTTTGAAACATTGTTTTTTATTAGTTCACCAGCATCGAATGTTCCAACAATATCAAATGGTTCATATTTCACTTTTTCTTCAATGTGAATACTTCTTTTAATAGGACTTTCTGGTAATTCCATATCAGCAAGTTTATCTTCATACATAGACATTGCTTTTTCTAAATCAGCATGTACTAATGTTCCAAGTCTTAATAACCTAAATGACTTATCATCTTTTGCGTCAGATGGAAAATCATAATAGGAATACATTTGTTTTCTATAGCAACTACCAGCAGATGAAGCGTGAAAGACATGATTGTCTCTTTCTCGTAATGAATCTTCATGTTTTAGATAGGCGCTATAAATGGCTTTTATATCCATTGTTTTTTCTCCCTTAGTGCGTTGTAAATTTAACAATATCAAGGTTTATAATCAATCGAAACATAGGCTGATGTTGTTTGTTCGGTCACCTGCAACATGGTTCGGAACTTAAACACCAACCTACATTTCTTTTTGCTCAGGTTAGCAAATACTAAAACCTCCAGATTGTTCACAGAACTTTGCAAAATCCATTACAAAATCAATATCAAATGTGTAACTATTATAAAATTCTTTATCTTTATTTTCCATTTCTGATATAAATTTTTCTCTTCCTTTTTCAAACTTATGAAGGTCTCCATTTTTCAATGCATTTTCTAATTTATCGGATATTTCTAAAGCAGTTGTTTCGTCATATTCATATCCATCGTTATAAGTACCTCTTTCAATATCTTCTTGAGATAATATATCATCACAGAAATAAGCAACACATTGCCATAAAGGTCTCCAATACCATACATTTGCTCTGAAATAATCTCCATTTTCTGCTTTTGGATTGATTCCATATACATCCATTCCCATTTATCTATCCTCCAATTCATCTAAGACTTCATTTAATGTTTCATTTATAATATCTACTTGTTGAAGAACCTTATCAAACTTGATATTTAAATACCATCTTAATAGGTAATGATATGCTATTAATAAAACAGCGATATAAACTAATGTAAATACATCAAACCCGTTTTCTGATAATGATTGTAGCCAAAACTTCATGTTAATTACTCCTTTTTGTTATGTTATCTATCCAATCTAATATTGCATAAAAAATCAATGAAAATATAAAGATTCCTATACCAGAACATAAAAATGCTAAACTGAATATAAAGAAATCTAGTATCCATTCTGATATATCAATCATTATCATTGTTTCCTCCTTTATAACTTTTCATCCAACTTGATAAATATCTTCTAGACATGCTTTTACTACATTCAAATTCTTCTTGAATAAAAGGAGCTGCTTCAAACATATTTATTTTACCAGATTCTCTTACTGCTTCAAGATATAAGAATACTTCATTTTTATTTTGATTGAACTCTTCATCTTCTAGTAATGCTTGTGTATCTGGGTCATCATCGTAAGCTAAAGATGGTATTTGATTTTTAATTGCTATCATAATGCTCTCCTTTTACTATTAACATACCATGTTCATCACCAAATAATTTCATACATGGTTTGCAGTTTTTGGTTATTTTTTTTGTTATTTTTGTTTGACCAGAAACTCTCACACCTTTTTCATTAGTTTTTTCATAACAATAAAAACATTCATATACTTTCATAATCTTTCCTTTAATTTATTGGGGCGATTGCATACCTGCCAGCCAACACATCAAAATTAGGTTTGTCAACCTCTTTTAGAGTTGTTAGTATTTTTACGCCCCAATTATTATTTATTTCTTTTTAAGTATTCTTGATATAGTTTTTCAATTGATTCTTTATCTGTTCCTCTTTTCAGTAAAGCTTTTTCTCTTGTCATGTAAGTCATTGGTACATCAGATAAACTGTGTGGTCTTCCATACACATCTACAAAAACACTTTGATTTAACCATTGTTTTTTATTTAATGCCATTTTTTCTCCTTTACCAAAGTTTTATTGGTTTTCTGTTATTGTAATTATACACATCTTCAATCATTCTAAGATAATCGTTTATTTTTGTACAATGGACAAATCTTGTAGGTATTTGTTCAATTTTTCTTATAAGCACTTCGTGTTTGAAATCTGGATGAGTTAGTAAGTCGATATAAACAGACAAAAATGTTCTATGTCTATATACTTTGTCATTATACTGTCTAAACTCTTGTATTTTACCAAGAACATCGTGTACAAATTCAAGTGACTGTGTAACTTTGAACTGTCCTCTTCTAAATTCATCACACATTGTTTTATCATTTCGACCAGCAAGTACGCCTATTAATGTAGAAATAGGATATTTGTATTGTTTTTTAAAACCAGCTAATATTTTATACTCATGCATTCCTCTATTGCAATAATGATGTAATGAATCGTTTAGATTCCATTTATCTTGTACAGAATTAACTAATCCTATATCATCAAGAGTCATATTAGAGAATCTATAATAAATAGGTAGTTTCATATCCATGCAAGTAATAAATCTATGCTGACCTTCAACAATAATTAATCTATTGTCTTCATTTAATACTACTTTTATCTCATTTTCGTGAGTAAGGTCATTTCTTTCTATTTCCACCCTAAGATTAGCAATTTTATTAGGCCGAATGGTTCTGTTACTTTCTACTAATAGAAATCTATTATAATCATCTTCGTCTGTACCTGTTTTAAATATTGGAACCATTGTTACTTCATCAAGTCCAACAGCTTGTTTTTGATTTTCATTTAATTTTATTTCTTTGCTAGATGTTTTCATATTATTATCCTTTTTATTATTAAAGATAGCCCGTACACTATGTGGAAGAGGAGTGATGCGGAGTTCTCCACTTTGTAGTTGTGGATAGCATACGGGCCCGAATTATTAAATTATTGAATACCAGTACTTATAGCCACAATCATCATCCCAAACATTTTCTTCTTTAAAATTTAGTTTGCTATGTTGTTTTACATAATACTGGTCATTGCTGTCTAATGGCTTCCAATATCCAATTTTAAAATATCTATTACCATCTAAATCATTTCCAAACTTTACACTATCATATTTTTTCATTCGCAATAGAAGTTTAGCTTTTTCTTCTTTTTCTTTTAAAATATCTTCTTGTGTTTTTATTGCTTTTAATTTGTATTGAGCATAATTAGTACCATATTTATTAGTAAGCAATTCTGTTTCTATATTTAATCCATCTTTTTTTAATAAATTAATTACAGATGCTAGTCTCATTCCCCATCCTCTTTCAAATGCTTCAATAGCTGTTATAGAATTACCAGATTCAAGGTACTCTCTTACTTTTTGTTTTTGTGACTTCCTCTTCTTCATTTTATTACTCCTCGTTATTATTGTTTATTGTTAATAAGCACAAGCCAAACTGTTTTGGATTTAGTCTGAATAAAATATCCAATTCACTATGTCTGGCTTGCGCTTGTTTTTTACTAGACTCGATTGCATTGCTCTCTGCTAGTAAATTCAAAGCCTGCATTTTTCTCTTAAGGTAGCAGGCAAGAGTCTTATCTAGTATTGCTCAACCTCAAGCATGGTTTATTGTCCATTTGTTTAAATGCAGATAATTGATACCTCCATGCAAATATCAATACCTGTTTATCCGTCGATAAATTATTTTACTCTAAATTCAACTCCATTCTTAGTATTAACCATTTTAACCTTTTCCCATCTGTAATGACTTTTACAATACAAACTTTGCTGTTGATTAAATACAGTTATTTCTTTATCGTAGTCGTGAACATATTTATCTCTATCCATAATCTTATGAGAAGGTATTACCTGACTGCATCCTGACAATATAAATATAATTGTAGCAGCTCCATATATTAATGCAACTGTAACAACAGAATGTTTAATAATAAATACAAAATTGTACCACATTTTATTTGTTGTGTTCATTTACTTTCTCCTTGTTTAATAATTTAGAGTGTCCTTAGCTCAGAGGAAATCTTGATAACCTCATACCCACATTTCATGAATATATGGAATCCGCACTATTAGCAGACGGCGCTCGAGAACCACTAAGGCACACTCAAAGAACTGAAGAGCCTCGGTACCCAAATCTCTGCATCAACTCTTCCAAGTTTATTTTTTTTTCTTTATTATTTCAATTGCTCTATTAATAGTTTCTATCATCATATATCTAGCATCAGAGTCTCCTCTGACATGGTCAAACACAGTCTTCATACTATTAATTAATTCTTTCATTTTAGATAGGTTTTTTACAACCTCTTCATCAAACATAACAAACTCATCTTCATAATCACATTTACACAAGTATCTTGTTCCATCTGGGTCACAAGATAAACATTGGCAAGGATTGTCTTCTGGATAAAGACATACTTCACATAAATCTTTTGTCACAATAACCTCCTAAAGTTTAAAAAGAGCAAGACATTCCTAGCCAGTGCGATTCGGCATCCCTGTATCAAATATAGCCGTAACTAGTCACATCATGCATTACTTCTGAATAACAGAATAGTGATAGCGACCTTGCTCTTTTATACATTATTTTTACTTACCAGGCTTGCGATGTTTTGGCATAATTTTAATTCTACCATGAGGTATTACTATAACTGCAATCTCACCTTTCTTTCCTTGAGGGTATGAATCTATTACTAAATCTGGAGCCCAAGATTTTATTTCATTGACTGTTAAATTCATTATTTATGTTTCCTTTATTGTTTATTATATGGGTCATATTGATTAATTAACTTTGACCAATTGTTATTTAAATATTCTTTCAATTCTTTATATCTTAACGATTTATTAATATCCCAACCTTTATTATTGTAGTGTCTTTCCATTCCTTTGGTTATTTGTGTAAGCTCCACAATGTTTAATTCTTCAGGCTTCGCATACTTATTAGACATCTTGTTAATCCTTATAGTTGGTGACCAAGTTAATGGTAAATGTATATATATTATAGTAATAAAGTGGCTACTCATAATGCAAATTACTTTCACCACTTTTTATTAAAAGGGTAAAAAAGGGGGAAATGAATCCCCCTCAAGGATAGAATCTCTCGTAATTAAGGTTAGAATCCCTCTTCGAGTGCGAGAGTATCCATGGTTTCTTCTGCGTCATTCTCTATGTCTTTCACATATTCTCTGTTTGCTAAGAATCTGAATCCAGAGTTAGTATGTTGAATGAGATGACATTCTTCCCCATTGTATTCTACGGTTCCCTCTGAAATCTTTGCAGGGGTAGATACATACTTCTTCTTCTTTGGGTTATTATCATCACTAATTGGTACTGCGATGGTTATGTCTTTTGCCATTTCTGACTCCTTTTTATTGTTAACGTAAAATCGGATTTCCATAATCCGTCCAAAAGGTTTACGAGATGAGTATATGTATATATCAAAATCCTACAATTTTTTTTCTAAAAGAACTTGGTCAAATAAACCTTTTTATAATTTGACTTATCATTTAAATTCAAGGGTGGTAGGGTAAGGGATTAATAATATAATGTGTAGTTTTTATGGCGAAAGAAATTAAAGAATTATCGAAACTTCCAATAGAGCATCAAAATTACATATTAGAGGCATTGTGTAAAAGGTATGAACCTATAGAAATAGATGACAAAGTATATCTTATACCTCCAGAAGTAAATGATTTAATAGATAATCTTGTAATGCAATTAAATAATCTAGATAAACAAGAAAAAAAATTTGGAAAAGAAAAAAATTAAAAACATTACTCATTATGTATATGACAACATAAATGAGTTCAAAGAACATCATAATAATATTGTTGTTCATCCAGACTGGAGAAAAGCTGATGAAGGCGATTGGGTATATAGCGATGATGACAGAATTATTCAATTGCTAAAAGTAGCAAAAGAAATCAACCATCCTCACGATAGAAAAAATTATAAATTTGCAAAAGGATGGGTTCGGACTGTTGTAGGTAGCTTTATAAATAGACCTAATACATTTATGGATACTGATTTTAGTGCTCATAGTAATAGATACACATTTAGTAAAACTATAAAAAATACAAATGAACAAGTAAAAAAACGAAAAAACATAACAAATAAAGAAAAAGATTTTGCTACAAATATTGTTGTAGGTATGGGAGCTGTCGATGCGTATAAAAATGCTTATAAAGAAGTATCCGATAAAAAAGCTAGACAAAAAGCAACTGTACTTTTAAAACAGGAGAGAGTAATGAAAGAAATAGAAAAATCAGTATTAGATACTGCAAAAGAACTAGGAATAGACCACGAATATATTCTTGGCAAATTAAAAAATCTTGCAGATTTCAGTGAAGACGATAATATTATTTTACAATCCACAAAAGAATTAGGTAAAATTGTTGGAACTTCTGGAAATACGGTGAAACAAAAAGAAATGGGACTAATAGGAATGTTTCAAGGTTTTTCACCAGAACAACTTGAAGGAGCATCAAGAAATGAGATACCACAAATAGAAAATAAATCTGAGGAATAATATGAGCTTAGGAGATGACATCCGAAAAGATGCGGATGGGAATGTAATAGGATGTCCACATTGCGGAGCTAGGTCAGTCCACAAAAGTGGGTTTTTATATAGAGCAAATACAAAAAAACAACAATGGAAATGCACTGCTTGTGGTAGAAAAACAGTCGCTCCTACTATAATAGAAAAAAATCCATTTGAAGTAGAAAAGATAGACCCCGAACATATACCAATAGAAGACTTAATTGAACATAGAAAAAAACAATACAAGCAAAAGAAAATATCGAAAGAAAGTAGAAAACTTGTAAAAATCAATATCAATATGGATGGGCCAATAGGTATCGCTCACTTTGGAGACCCTCACGTTGATGATGATGGAACAGATATATCTCAAATATTGCATTATATGAATGTAATTAATGGGACGCCAGGTATGTTTGCTGGGAATCTTGGAGATATACAAAATAATTGGATAGGAAGACTGTCCTCTTTGTATGGTCAACAATCTACTTCTGCAAAAGAATCGTGGAGACTTACAGAATACTTTGTTAATAAACTTAATTGGTTATACTTAGTAGCTGGTAATCACGATGTATGGAGTGGGGATGGAGACCCTTTAGATTTTATAATGAGAGACCATCAAGGTCTGTATGAAAAATGGGGAGCTCGAATGAATCTTGTGTTCCCTAATGGAAAGGAGATAAGAATAAATGCAAGACATACTTTTAAAGGTAACAGCATCTGGAATACTGCTCATGGTGTTGCTCGTGCTGCTCAGACTGGTTGGTCAGACCATGTATTAACTTGTGGGCATACTCATGTATCTGGTTATCAAGTAATAAAAAGTCCTTCTAGTGGTCTTATATCCCATGCATTGCAAGTAGCTTCTTTTAAAATAATGGATAGTTATGCAGACAAATTGGGATTAGACGATAAGAATATATTTAATTGTCCAGTTACAATTATTGACCCTCAATACGATGATGATGATAATAGATTAATTACTACAATTTTTAATCCTATTAATGCATCACAATATTTAACATATCTTAGAAAAAATTATAATAAATTAAAGAATGAAAAAGCTTGATAAATTCATATATAACGCTAAATTAGTAAGAGTTGTTGATGGCGATACTTGCGATGCTCTTATAGATTTAGGATTCGATACTTTTGTAAAAAAAAGAATACGATTTGCTGGTGTAGATACTTGGGAATCTAGAACCAGAAACCTAGAGGAAAAGAAAAAAGGATTAGAGGCAAAAAATTATACAAAAAAAATGTTAGAAAGTTCCGATAAAGGAAATTTTACTTTAAAATCTCACGGTCTTGGTAAGTACGGCCGAGTACTTGGTGAGATTTTTTTAAAAGGTCAAGAAGTTAGCCTAAATAAATTATTAAAAGAAAATGGCCATGCGTATGAATACGATGGTGGTAAGAAAAAACAATTTACTAATAAAGGAATACAAAACGACCTAGAGTGTTAAATGAGCGAATTACAAGAATCAATTATCAGAAGTCAGGTTCTAATATTGCTCCATAGAAATCAAAATAAATCAAAAAAAATAATAAAAAGATTTTTACAATGTTTAAATGGAGAATATAATGAAGCAAAAAAAATCATTAACAAAACGTAATTTAAAAACAAAAATAGACGATTTAGAAAAAACAATATTATTTATTGCAGATAGACTAAAAAGAGTAGAAGTTGTTTTCGATGATTTTGTAGAAATGACAAAACAAACTGAAAAATTTGAGAAATATTTAGATGGCAAATATAAACAGCCAGAACATAAGCAAAGCTGAAGAAGCTTTACAATTAGCATATAAAGACCTTATATCATTTGGAAAACTTTTTCTTCCAGATGACTTTATGCGAAGTGAGACCCCTTTCTTCCATTATGAGATAGCAGATGCTATTGATGATAAAAATGTAAAACAGACTGCCATTATTATTCCAAGAGGACATGGAAAAACTGTTCTTACAAAAGCATCTATTGTAAAAGATTTTTGCTTTGCAAGTAAAGATAATTTTTTATTTTATGCTTGGGTATCAGCTACACAAAAATTAAGTGTAGGTAATATGGATTATATTAAACATCATTTAGAATTTAATGATAAAATCAAATATTACTTTGGCCCAATGCGAGGTAAAAAATGGACAGAAGAAGATATAGAGGTAACAAATGGATGTAAACTTATATCGAAAAGTAACGTTGCAGGGATTCGAGGAGGAGCTAAACTCCATAAACGATATGACCTCATTGTGCTTGACGACTTTGAACACGAAGCGAATACAATTACAAAAGAGGCCAGAGATAAAAATGCGAATTTGGTCACGGCTGTTGTATATCCCGCTATTGAACCTCATACTGGCCGTCTCCGTGTCAATGGCACTCCTGTACATTATGACAGTTTTATTAACAATCTTATTAACAATTATGCTAAGGCTCAAGAAGATAAAAAAGAATTTTCTTGGCGTGTTATTACATATAAAGCATTACTCGATGAAGATACTCCGCTTTGGGAATCGTTTTTTCCAATCTCGAAAATAAAAGAAAAGAAAAAATTCTACGCTGATTCTGGACAACCTCAAAAATTCTATCAAGAATATATGATGGAAGTAATGAGTGAAGAAGATGCAATATGGAGAAGACAACATATAAAATATTGGGATGGATATTATAAACATGAAGATGGAGTAAATTATATAGTAAAAGATGGAGAGGAAACACCTGTAAATACATTTATAGGATGCGACCCAGCTACAGACATTGATACAAAACATAGTGATTTTTCTGTAATAACTGTAATTGCAATTGATGTAAATAATAAATTATATGTATTAGAATACGAAAGACATAGAAGTATTCCCACTATTGGTTCTAAAAATCCAGAAACAAATGAAATACTTGGGAAAAAAGGAGTAGTAGATATAATACTTGAATTACATGAAAAATATAATTGCATATCATCTACAGTAGAAGATGTAGCTATGAATAGAAGTATTTTTCAAGCATTAAATGAAGAAAGAAGAAGGTTAAATAAGTTTGGAATATCGGTAATTCCAGAAAAACCAGGCGGACAACAGAAAAGAAATCGCATTTATAGTGGACTTTCTGCCCGTTTTAGCACTGGAACAGTGTATTTACGGAAAAATATGTTTGATTTAATCAACGAAATACTTACTTTTGGCCCTAAAATGGCTCACGATGACACAATAGAGAGCCTTTATTATTCACAAGTTCACGCTTTTCCTCCGAATATGAAGAAAAGTAAAGACAAAAGAAGTTGGTTTAAACCAAAAAGAAAAGCTAAAAGTTGGATAGTGGCTTAATGGCAACAAAAACTACACATAATATAAACAATCCCAAAAGCACTGGTAAATCATCTTTAGAAACTAGAGCTAATATAGGTTCTACCGAAGTAGATGTAGGAGGGCCTAAACATTCTTATTGGCAATCTTTTATGCCAAAAACAAAATCTTTTCCTCGTAAAAAATTAAACGTGCTTTATTCACAAAAGAAAAAATAATGTATAGATTTGGTAAAAAAAGTAAAGAACGTCTTAAAGGCGTAGATTCTAGACTTGTTAATGTTCTCAATCAATTAATAAAAATAATGGATGTCACTATTATCGAAGGATTGAGGAGTAAGGAGCGGCAACAGGAATTATTAGCGCAAGGGAAAACTAAAACTAAGTATTCCAAACACATAGAAGGAAAAGCTGTTGACCTCGCTCCTTACCCGATAGATTGGGAAGATAGAGAAATGTTTCATTATATGGGTGGAATGTTAAGAGGAATAGGAAAAGCAATGGGTGTTAATATACGTTGGGGCGGCGATTGGGATAGCGATGGAGATATACACGATAATAATTTTGACGATTTAGTTCATGTAGAAATAAAAGATTAATGGCAAGAAAAACAAAAAAATTAGTAGACAACGTTGTAGAGCTTTTTAGAAAAGCTAATTCTAGTGAAAGACAAAAATGGCAAACTGATTCTCAAAAAAATTATGAATTTTTCTTAGGAGACCAATTAACAGCTCAAGAAAAAGAAAATCTAGAATCTGCAGGTATGCCAGATTTTATAATAAATAGAATTACTCCAGTTATTGAAATGATGAAATTTTTTGCAACTGCAAATAATCCTAGATGGCAAGCAGTTGGAGTGGAAGGAAGTGATTCTGATGTAGCTGCTTTACATTCTGACATAGCAGATTATTGTTGGAATAATTCAAATGGTACTAGTTTATACTCTTCTGTTATACAAGACGCTTTAGTAAAAGGAGTCGGATATATGCAAGTGGATGTTGACCCTGACCAAGACAGAGGAATGGGTGAAGTTGTATTTAATACAGTTGACCCTTTTGATGTTTACGTTGACCCAACATCAAGAGATTTTTTATTTAGGGATGCTAATTATATTATAGTTAAAAAAGATATGCCAAAAGAACAATTAATTAAGTTGTTTCCAGATAGTAAAAGAAAAATTAAAAATGCAAATCCTAATAATTTAAGTAATAATGATTATAGTCAAAGAGATATTGTTGATAGTGATTTAATATTAAACGCAGATGTAAGAAGTTCTTCATATACAAAAGATGGAAAAGATGATGAAATATTAGATTATTACGAGGCTTACTTTAAAGAAAAAGTAGCTTATATGAATTTGTTTGTAAACAAACCTCCATCAGTTGAGGAAATGAAACAAATAGAATCACAAGCTGAGCAAACAATAGAAGATATGAGAAAAGAAATGGTTGTTCAACTTGAAGAACAAAAATTGCAACTTAGTCAATCTGTGCAACAAGGTGAAATGATAGAGGAAAGAGCAATGCTAGAGATTGAAAAATCTCAAAGAGCAATGGAAGCTGAGTTAGAACAAAGAAGAATTGTATTAACAAGTCAAATGCAAGAAGCTCAAACAAGAGTAGAAAATGTTGTTGTGACTGAAGTAGAATATAATCTTTTAATGGAAGATGAAAATCTATCGGCAAATATAGTTGATGCAATTAAATTTTATGAAAATAGAGTAAATCTTGTTACAATAATAGGCGATAAACTTTTATTTGATGGAATATTACAAGTTAGTGAATATCCAATTATCCCTTTTGTATATCAACATACAGGCACTCCATTTCCACTAGGAGCTGTTTCTCCTTTAGTTGGCAAACAAAGAGAATTAAATAAAGCTCATCAAATAATGATTCATAATGCTAATTTAGCTTCTAATCTTAGATGGATGTATGAAGAAGGTTCTGTACCAGAAGAAGAATGGGAAAAATATTCATCATCCCCTGGTGCTTTATTAAAATACAGACAAGGATTTGCTCCTCCACAACCTGTTCAACCATTGCCTCTTAATTCAGCTTTCTATGGAATTACTCAAAATGCAAAAAGCGATATGGAATACACATCTGGAATATATTCTTCTATGCAAGGAGATGTGGGTGCTTCTCCAGAAACGTATAGAGGATTATTGGCAATGGATGAATATGGTACAAGAAGAATTAAAGCGTGGATGCAAGGAGTCATTGAACCTTCATTAGAACATCTAGGAAAGATTTTTAAAGATTTTGCTCAAGATACATATCAAGCTCATAAGGTATTCAGATTAGTTCAACCGAATAATATTAACGAAGAAAAAAGTGTTGAAATAAATGTTCCTATATTTAACGATTATGGAGAATCTGTAGAAAAATGGAACGATTACGCTTCTTCTAAATTTGATGTTAGAATTATCGGAGGTTCTACATTACCTTTAAATAGATGGGCCCTTCTAGAAGAGTATTTTAAATGGTATCAATCAGGTCTTATAGACGACATAGCTATGATAGCTGAAACTGATATAAGAAATAAAGAGTCAATTATTAAAAGAAAAAGTGTTTATATGCAATTAAGAAATCAATTAGAAGAACTTAATAATGTTCTAACTGATAGAGAAGGAACTATAGAAACATTAGAGCGTCAATTAGTGCAATCTGGAATTAATAGTAAAGTAAAAGACGCTGATATGAGAATACAAAAAGACTTACTTGAAACGGAAACTGCACAAAGCATGTTCCGTGAGAAACTAAAAAATGATACTAGTTTAAAAATTAAAGAACTTGGACTTGCTGTTTCAGATGCTAAGAAAAAACAAACAGCAACAAAATAGTTTTCTTTTTTATATTCGTATCATAAATTAAGGAGTAAAAATGACTGAAACTCAAACAGACAACCTAAACGCAGAAGAAATGTTCCCTGCTGATAGCCCTGCAGAAAGTACAGTTCCTAACGCTGACGATTTTTTTGAAGCTCTTGACCGAAAGGTAAATCAAGGTATACTGGAGCCAGAAGAGACCACAGCATCAAATGTTCAACAATTAGAATCTGAGCCAACCTCAGAAATGAGCCCTCAACAGGATGCTAATGGAGAACATAATTGGGAAAAAAGATACGCTGATTCAAGCAATGAAGCTAAAAAATTAAACGGACAGCTAAAAGAACTTGAACCATACGTTCCTATTCTCAATGCAATGAAACAAGACCCTAATTTAATTTCTCATGTTAGAAATTATTTTGAGGGTGGTGGTGAAACGCCCAAAAGTGTCAAAGAACAACTTGGCTTAGATGAAGACTTTATTTTTGACGCAGATGAAGCTGTTACAGATAATGAATCTAGCTCAGCTAAAGTTCTTCAGTCTGTTATAGATGGAGCTGTTCAAAGAAAGTTGACTGGTTTTGCTCAGAATCAGCAAAAAGTTGCTGAAACTCAAAATGCAGAAAGAACTTTTAAAGAACAGCATAATATGACAAATGAAGAATGGAATGAGTTTGTAGATTATAGTAAATCTAGAACTCTTACGCTTGACGATATTTATTATCTAAAAAACAGAGACAATCGAGATAAGCAAGTGGCAAATTCAACTCGTCAAGAGATGAAAGACCAAATGCAAAGAGTTAGAAATAAGCCTCAATCAGTAGCTAAAGCAGGTAGTCAAGGGACTCCACAAAGGTCTGGTGACGACAATATCTTTGATTCAATTTTGGGAATTGACAAAGAACTGGATTCAATGTTTGGATGATAACTGTGATGGTTGGACAAGCGTTGATGAAAATAAAATAAAGGTTATAATAAAATGGCTGATTATTTTGGCGTCTCCGATGTCTCCAGTTTAACTGAAAGTACCGCGGGTATAGTAGACCCAGGTGGTACTCTTAGTACTGGTGACCTTAGGAGAAAGTATAACTTTGGTGATAGAGTTAGTGAGTTAGCGATTGCACAAGACCCATTTTTTCGTTTTGTATCAAAATTAGCTAAAAAACCAACTGATGACCCTCAGTTTAAATTCACAGAAAGAAGACCTTCTTATCATAAACGCTATGCATATGTTGTAGCTCATGGAACAACTCAAGGTGGGTTGGCTTCATCAGATGCTACAGTTACTCAAAGCAACGTAGAAGAAGGCGACACTTACTGGGTAAGAATGATGAGTGATTACAAGAACGATGGTAACATCGGTCAAGTATATGGCTCTTCAACTTCTTTACGAGTGGGTGATAATGGTACTAGACCTAACTTCTTTCTACCGGGTATGATGGTTAAAATTCCTCTACAAACAACAAACACAAATGCGGCTACAGCTGCTAATGCGTTTTTAGTAGACGATTACATCGTAGGTAGAATAGAAGCTGCAAATCTTCAATCTGAAGGTTCAACTTCAGCTACAGCTAATTCAGTTGAGTTGAAATTAACTATTGTAAGAACTTGTTCTGCTAATAGTGAACTTTCTGGTTGGGGTGCTGGTGCAACTGCTCAAAAAGACCTATCTGCAAATACAGATGATGTTTCAGCTGCTGAATGGAAAAATTTTACCGTTCAACAACTTGAAACAGCTCGTTGTTATGTAGTTGGTAATTCTTGGGGACAAGGAACTGGATACCCAGAAACTTGGAAAGATAATCCTTTCTCAACAGGAAGTGGTTTAACTCAAATTTGGAAAACAGCTATGGCGATGGATAACACAACTCGTGCAACTGTCCTAAAGTATGAACCAAATGAGTTTGCAAGAATCTGGCGTGAAAAGTTGATTGAACACAAATGGGATATTGAAACATCTCTATTGTTTGGAAATCAATATACAGACGCAGCAGGTATTCAATACACTCAAGGTGGAGTTGATTATGTATTGAGTTATGGAAATCAATTTAGTTTAGCTTTAGCTACTAAAACTCAAGATGATTTTCTTGATGATTTATCTCAATTCTTAGACCCACGATACAACAATACAGCAGCTACAATGTTCTTCTGTTCTACAGAAGTATATAACTGGTTGCATAAGTTAAGTGGTTACTTTGCTAACAATGTTGGTTCAGTACAACCATTTACAGGTGGTACTCCAGATACAACAGCTTCCGACTCTAGTAAGAGTGTTGGAAGAGCAAATATCGATTTAGTTGGTAGAAAGAAAGCCTTCGGAGTTGATGTTACAGTTATTTCTACACCTTATGGTGATATGAATGTAGCTCGTAATGTTCACTTAGATGGTTCTCCAGTTAAGATATTCGCTTGTAACATGAGACATTGTAATTATCGACCATTGGTTGGTAATGGATTGAATCGTGATACTGCAGTGTATGTAGGAGTTCAAACTCTAGAGAACAGTGGTGTTGACCGAAGGGTTGACTTAATTCAAACAGAAGCTGGGATGGAATGGTCAATGCCAGA